TGGGCCGACAATCTGCCGCGCGAAAAGTGGCTGTACTACTCATTGGCACGCGAGATTCCCTTCACGTTCATTACCTTGTGGAAGGAGTATAAGGCATCCGGCACCACGGAAAAATTCATGACATGGTTGGAGAACAAGTGACCTTGCGCGACTACCAAATCGACATAGCAAGGCGGGGGGTCGATGCCCTCCGCCGCTATGGGATTGTTTACCTTGCCATGGAGGTGCGCACTGGGAAGACCCTGACAGCCCTGCAAATAGCCTATGAGATAGGGGCAAAGTCGGTACTGTTTTGCACGAAAAAGAAGGCAATAAGCAGCATTTGTGCCGATTATGAACGGTTTAACTTCCCTTACACCTTGGATGTCATCAATTACGAAAGCCTGCACAAAATCACCAAGAGCCAGGCCGATGCCTTTGACCTTGTCATCGCAGATGAAGCCCACTGCCTTGGTGCCTTCCCACACCTTTCCGAGCGAACCCGGCAACTGCGCAAGTTAGTAGGACACCGGCATCTGATTTTACTGTCCGGCACCCCCACCCCTGAATCGTACAGTCAAATCTTTCATCAGTTCTGGGTGTCATGGAACAGCCCGTTTCAGGAAGCCACCTTTTATTCCTGGGCGAAGCAATATGTCAAGGTGGAAAAGCGTTACATCTACAACCGGGAGATTAACGACTATTCCAATGCGGACAAGGACAAGATCATGGCAGAATGCGAACACCTGTTCATCACATGGTCACAGGAACAGGCTGGATTCGATGCAGTCGTGGAGGAAGAAGTATTGACCGTGAAGATGAAGGACAGCACGTACAAGGGCATTGACATGCTTCGGAAAAACAAGGTGCTGCGAACAAGTGAAGGCATGGTGATGGCTGATACGGCAGTCAAGATGATGAACAAGCTGCATCAGATGTACAGCGGCACTGTCATCCTTGACCAACCTGCTGGCGAGATTGACCGTTACGCATTCGACCATACCAAGGCAAAAGTGATCAAGGATTTATTCAAGGATAACAAAATTGCTATCTTTTACAAATTTGCAGCCGAACTTGCCATCTTGCAGTTCACATTTGCTGATCGCATCGTGGACACGCCAGAAGAGTTCAACGCCAGCGGACCAGATAAGATCTACGTCAGCCAGATACAAAGCGGCAGGGAAGGCATAAACCTGTCCGCAGCTGTTGCCCTGGTCATGTTTAACATCGACTTTTCAGCCGTCAGCTACTGGCAGGCAAGGGCGCGGATGCTGACAAAGGACAGGAAGTACCCTGCAAAGGTTTATTGGATATTCGCACAGGATGGCATTGAGCATAAGATCTACGAGGTGGTCAAAAGCAAAAAAGATTACACTTTAGCGTATTTTACCAAAGATTTCATTAGATAATTATGGCACAAGAAACCGCAGTAGAATGGTTAGTAGAACAATTAAAAAAACGAGGATATGCAGGAGAGTTCCCGCCTCATTTACTATTTGAACAAGCCAAACAAATGGAGAAGGAGCAGCATGAGCAAACTTGGAATGCTGCACATCAGGCAGGAAGATTTGAAGGTAAAGGTATAGCAGAAGAAAATTGGCAAACATTCAGACAATACTACAACGAAACATATAAACCATGAAAAGGAAATTTTACTCAGTCATTTGCGCAGTTTTACTCAATGTGGTCAGTACACAAGCAGCCGAGAAGCCCGGCCTTTGGGATGCCATCAAGGAAGCAGGTGCCGGCATTGTCTGGATGGTGCGGGTGGAGGTTTGCAAGATCGACATGGCCTTGTTCAGCAAGTCTGGCCTTAACCTGTTCGGGGCTAACTACAAATGTGAACACACGGACCATAAATTGGAAAACTACAACCCCGGAAAATGAAGAAGTTACAACCCCTTGTTGACGAATTGTTCGGTGCAGTTAAAAAGGTATGGGATAACCTTTGGTGATGAACGCTGCAAGCCAACTTGTTGATTTTATCCATCACCTGCGCTGCGCCTACGAGTACATGCGTTCGTTCAGCAAGGACAAGGCAGGTACCAGAGCCGAGCAAATCGGTAAGAAATATGCACCGAAGATTGAATGGATATACAAAGACCTGCTGTCTTCCCCTATATTGCATGAGCAGGTCAGGGATGGTTTACGCGCTGAATGGGAGGTAGATACCTTTGCGACATCCGCAATAGTCGAAAAGCTGGCCCTGCTGCGCGACGATCAAAGGTTGGAAATCGAAAAGCTCATTGAATTGGTATTGGATGGTCAGGAGATTACCAGTGTAATAACTGATGTGGAACCCAACGGTTCTACGGATGCGGCGGCCGGCAACGTCGATCAGTGAATGCGAGATTGGTACCCTGAAGGTGACGCTGTTAGCTTAATCACGCAAGTGCCGTGAATAGACAGAGCCTGCTGAATCGGCAGAGATGCGGATGCGAGTTCCGCACAGCGTCCTGTTTCATATGGCAAGCAATCAGAACCCCTGCGTTTCTACGCGGGGGGCTTTTATCAACTTTGTAAATAACACACACATGATAGCACTACTTAAGACAATCAGTAACAAGATGGAGGAACTGGCGAGCAGGGCCGTGCGGCAAGACCCGTTCAAAGTACAGGAAGGGGGTGAACATTACAAGGAAATGCGGATACAGCCTGCCGAGTTCATACATGCGAACGATGTGCCGTATCTGGAGGGCTGTGTGATAAAGTACCTATGCCGTCACAGACGCAAGGGCGGCAAATTAGACCTGCTGAAAGCAAAGCACTACATCGACCTGATCATCGAACTGGAGTACCGCCATGAGCCTTGAAAAGGACATACAAGCCAAGGTCATCAAGGAATTGGAGCGCTACGGATGGTACTGCGTAAAACTGATACAGACCAATAAAAACGGCATTCCTGACCTTTTGTGCCATAAGCTTGGCAAGACCATGTACATAGAGCTGAAGCGGCCAGGATTGAAGCCTACGCCCCTACAGGACATGAGGCACAAGGAATTGCGAAGGGCGGGTATTAACGTCCACGTGGTCCGATACGTCGATGACTTGTACCTTTATGGCATCATAAACGCACTGGATGAACCCACAAAAGATAGTCGAAATCGCGCGGTCATACATAGGACAGACGGAAAAAATTGGGAACCGGGGGTGGATTGACCCTGCATTTGAAGCCAAGATGAAGGCAGTAGGATGGCAGGTAGGGCATTCATGGTGCTGCTACTTTACCGAACTGGTAGCAATAGAAGCTTTTGCGACAGACCCCGACAAAGTCAAGGCATTCAATAAACTGTTCCAACCATCGTGCACAGCCACCTACGCCAATTTCAGCGGGTCAAGCCTGTTCAAGGTCAGCAAGGTACCCAAGGTCGGTTCCTTGATTGTATGGCGATTGGGGCAAGGATGGAAAGGGCATATAGGTGTTGTTGAGGAGGTCAAAGATGGATGGTTAAGCACCATTGAAGGGAACACAAACGATGCCGGTGGCAGAGAAGGCATTGAGGTGGCGCGCAAGCGGCGCAGGTACGCATGGACCAATGGCCCAGGTCTTAACCTTGTAGGGTTCATCCATCTGGTATGACCAAAGCACAACTTGCCGAGAAGTACCGCGATGAATACGGATATGACATGCCAAGCCTGAAGCTGGCGCGTATCATGTACAATGACAACAATCTTTTATTTAGCAATCTTGAGGCCGCGAGACGCGCATTAAGATATATTGAAGGCAAAACCATGAATGGTAGAGGCATGAGGTCAAGGCCAAAGACACCTGATCGACCAAAAAACCCATACAAACTGCCCGAAAGCGATGTCAGGCAGTTCGAGCCATATCTGATCGAGGAAAGCAAGATCCTGATCATGTCGGACATTCATATCCCCTACCACGATGTCGATGCACTCACGGCCATCTTCGATTATGTGCAAGAACAGGAGATTGAGGCCGTACTACTAAACGGTGACATCCTTGACTTTTACGGCCTTTCCCGCTTCGTCCGTGACCCGAAGGCCCGCAGTGTGGCTGATGAACTTCACATGCTGTCTGTGTTTTACCAATCATTGCAAGAACATCTTCCCGTGCCAGTGTACTACAAGATGGGCAACCACGAAGAACGCTACGACCATTTCCTGTTCATGAAGGCAGCGGAAATCATCGGGGTACCTGAATTTAGTCTGGAGGCAGTCATTACACGGCGAATGCCAGGGGTGCGCATCATTAAGGACAAGCGCATTGTCAGGTTTGGACATTTGTCTATTATACATGGACATGAGTACGCAAGCGGCATCTTCCAATCAGTCAATGTCGCTCGTGGACTGTTTTTGAAATCCAAGGTCAGCAGCCTGCAAGGTCATGCCCA